CTGTAGGTCAGAGGAGGGTTATTGTTACCACACCATTCTGTACTAAGAAGCGTATAAACTCTATTCTCTAGGCTTCTTACAGTTGGCCTCTTGAATCTCTTGTCTGTCGCTACATCGTGTCTATTCTTCTTTTCTTCTGACATATTACTTACCTCCTTCTTTTTTACTCATAGTCTTATTTAGTTCTCCTTGATACCTGATAATTGCTGTACCTTTAGTTCTTCTACTATCCACTCAGCTACTATATCCTTGAGCTTTGAGACCATGGAGTTATACCTCTCAAATGGGTCTTCACCTATATATGTTGTAGTGTTGCGAAGATCTCCCACATGCGTGTAGACCCTAAGAAGTCTGTCTAGATCTGTGACTATAGGATCACTCTCGTTATAGGTGAAGGTATACCACTCTTTTCTGATCTTAAAATGTAGTGTGTGTCTCATGCTTACCTCCTTTATATATTTAGTGCTTAACCTAAAACCCCTTGTAGTCCGTGAAGTATTCTTCTTCTTTATGACCTAGCGGTATGAGCTTGATATTCTGACCGACTGCATAGGGAGTGGTACACTTACTGCATTTCATGGCATATGCGAATAGCCCATCGTAGTGTCCGTGGTGTCCACATTCGCAATGTAGGTCCACGCAAAGGTCTGTTCCTTTATACTGAACCCACCCGCCAGAGACTGTCTCCTTGTTATCTCTTGAGTAGATAGTATCGTAGGATGGCCTGGACTCTTTCAGCAGGTCAGGGATGGTTATAGTAGTGCCCTCAGGGGTTACCTCGGCTCCATCCCGACAGTCCTCGCTCCTATAGTTGATAGAGAACGACTTTAGTCTCGGGTCTTCTAGAATGCCTCTGATACCGTTCAGTAATTCGTCAATATCTTCCTCTGTCATACTATCTTTCCTTTCTTTAAAACATCCTAATTTAATGGTTGGTTAAGTTTAGTCCTAACCCTTCTAACCCACTGAGACTCTAAGAAGTCCATGTACCTTATTCTTTTCTTACTCGCTAACTCTAGTGGTGTCATTACTTGTATCTTCATGTTAAAACCCCATTGCTTTCTTAAAGTCCTGCTCGAGTAACCTAGACTCAGCATTCTCTTCTTCTATTTCTTCACTAAGCACTTCGTCAACGTATGAGTGGCAGACGTTACATTTATAACCATTGTCATATTCAAAGTCCCACTCTGCGGCACAATCGTGTAGCATCCCACAATGTAGGCATACTCCTGATTGCTCGAAGTAACCAAAGTCGTGAAAACCTAGCTCCTCGCATTCTTTGTATTTGGTTTGATCCATAAGCTGTCCTTTCGTATTAGTTGCTTATGTTCAGTATTGTATAGACGCTTAAGTACAATGTCAACAAGTAAGTTTGATTAGTTATCCACACACTACCAGTTAGCATTTACTTGACATCTACCAGCACCTCTCAAGCTATAACCATATTTGGTGAAGTATTCGTTAAACATAATCTGCTCTATCTTACAGGCATCTTTAGCTCTCATCCTACCTAAGCATTGCTGGCTAACTATAGACTTTGGTTTATGTAGACTAGTCCATTTTGCACCGCCATAATTACTTCCTCTCTTATGTTGCTCAAACCTTCTCTTCACATTAGTGGTAGTACCGAGGTAGTACATCCCATGCTCTAGCTCTAATAGATATAAATACCATATCTTACCTTGCCTAGTTGCTACTCTTTTCTCTATTTCATCAAATTCTTTGTTTAGTTTTTCTAATTCATGCCTTTTAACCTTTTTGGTGTAATTATCTAAACGCTTACTATCACTAACCCTTTGAGGGTTAGGTATATTATATTGTGGTATTTTATATATTTCTCCCATAGTGTGTATTCTCTGAACTTAGATAAGCCAGTCCTTTCCGTAACAAACACATAGATTACATTAAAGTAGCTAACTAGATACTGGATCATGTAGATAACACTGCTGTCCTACATTTATGGAACTCTACCAGTAGTTGCATCTATATACCCCTACAACTCATCCACCCTATTCAGATGCAGATGGATTCGTATAACGTGGATTCCTTAAAGTCTATATATGGTGAAGACTCTAAAACACCTGTGTAATGTTAATGTAACAGTATTGACTTACTTACCTACCCTAATATAAGATATAAGTAAATCGCTAAACATTTTAACCACTTTCACGAGTGGTTTCTCTTTGTTTAGAGACTGTTGGGCTTAATATCGCTAAACATTAAGCTTAAACACTATTATAACTCTTTGAAGTGATTTATCCAACTCTGATAAAACTCTATATTAGCATCAACGTGTCTATTGATAGTATCTTTTATTTCTAAATATTCACTTAAGAAGTTAGACTCAATGAATATCATCCACTCTTCTGGCCTTGGTGTGTAGTAAGCATGATGGTCTCGGCACATGACCAAACAGTTGTATGGCTCATATCTAATTGATTTAACGCCTCTTCTAACTATATGACACCATTGTAGAGGGCCACCACATGAGTTGTTATCTAAGCCTTTAGCTTGGCAGTATGGTCTTGATTCTCTATAGTACAGACTCGCTACCGTATCAGCCTTCTCCATCCAATAGCCTGGAGTTAGTTTTTTCTTCTCTCTCTTACGCCTATCTTCTGATTTCTTTTGGCATATAATAGAGCAGTATTTCTTTCTGGCTTCTGTGTCCTTATTACACTCAGCGCATTTCCTTGGCTTCTGGGGCTTTTTAAGACGCTTAGATTGCCTTTTTAGCTCACATTCGTAGGAACATACCGAGTTCAGGCCTTTAGGCATTAAACCGTCACATATCTTACACCTTTTGAAGTTCGACATATACATCTATTATACAAGAACCCACCAAAGGAGGGATTGGTGGGTCAAAGAGCAGGGGGAGGTATCAGAAGAAGTCTCACGAAAGGACGATCTAGGTTATCCCCTACTCACCCCTAATTTTAACATAAACGGAAAAACCACCCCTAAGAGTGGTTCTACCCAACTAGATGGTCAATCCTGTATTCGCTCCCTACTGGTGTTGAGTTATACCTACTGGGATTAGAGCGACCACACTCTGAATACCCCCTATATTATACTAGATAACTCTCTAAGATTGAACCCTGCAACCACTTTTTTATCACCTTCCTTTTCCACAACTGTGACTGGTACCATTTGGAATCCTGTGAGGTTCAATACCTCGTGCATCTTATCTTCTATAACTACATCTATCTCATGGAACTGATGGCCTTTCATTGAAAGCCATTTCTTTAAGTTAGCGCAAGGAGCACAACCCTGCTTAGAGTAAATCGTGATTGTCATTTGCCTAGATTATATCATCGTAACCTAGACGCTCATCAAGCTCTTCTACTCTATGTTGTACTGGTGATGTTTTATAAGCCCCACAATTAGAGCACTTGTACTGCATCTTATACCCTGACTTTGTATAGTACTTACTCTTGTTTATTTGGAATCTATTATTACCACAGTTATCACATGATGCTGGCCTCCCCATCATTATTCCTATAGATGGATGGTTAGAAATCCAAGGCCTCAACACTTCAGTGTAGGTTTTCTCGGTGATTTCAACATCTCTCTTGCAGTATCGAACCATATCCCTCTGAGCTTTCTTATCGCCCTCTATACACTTCATCCACAACTCCCAGCCCTCATGATCAGTTTTTCTACCAACGCCCCACTTGCGAGCCGTATCATCTAGCTTATTAGAGTTGCTTAGCGCTAGTTTCTTCTTTTCCTGCATTAAATCAATGTGTGGTGTTTTTTTGTATGGCTTCATACCAAGGTCTAGGAAACAGGCGTTTAACTTCTTAATATCAAATCGTTTAGAGTTCCAGCCGAGCAAGCAGTCAGCCTCTTGGATAATGTCCCAAGTGTCCTGCATAAGCCTACTAATATCTGGTGGGTTAACAGTAAAAGAGCCATTCTTATGGCGTACTATAACTGGTTTCCATCCTGGGTAATCCCACAGGCTTATACATTTAGCCTTCTTGTCCTTTGTGCTTTTATACCCTATACATATAGGGAACCACTCAAGTTCTGTAGCTATAGAGTTCCAGTTCTGCCCCCAGACCTGCCAAGACCAGAGCAGGTTAGCCATGTTCTCAATGTCAAATGTTACGAGGTTCGGCCCAACTTCCCCCGCCATAAGCCCTAGCTATCCCTCTCCATAAGGTTGCTAACCGTATCTCTTAAAAACCCTACTGTTCTAGTAATAGGGTCGATACTCTCAGGAAAGACGTTCATTAAGTGCCCTGCAACAGTACCTATCGCCAGTGGAACAGCTACTTTACCTATAGGATGTTCTAAGGCTCGATCTACCGCATGAGATAATGTCTCTGGTGCAAGAGCATCAAATGTAGCGACATACACCCCTAAACCTATCCACCCCACTGTCCCAAATTTACTCACCTAACCCTCCTAAAAAGTCGTCCAACTCGGAGTCTAGGTCGTGGCCTTCTTCTACATACTGGGCATACCAGTCTATAGTGGCTCTATCTACAAACGGATCGTATCTGACAGGATATGCGTGAGCTATAAATGCTGCTATCAATCTACTATCAGCGTGTATACCCTGTGGTGCTTGGCCTTCTTCCTGGTAGTATTCTATATGGTCAAACTGGGGAGCGAATCTAAAGCACCTAACAAGCGTATTCCCCCAGTGGCAGATGATAGGATCACTTGTAGTAAATAATTCTATTGCAGGTGCTACTAGCTCTAAACTACCATAAGTAAAGGTTACTGGCACGAATGGAGGGTGTATTTGGTTTGGGTCAAAGGCTTCCTGCATTACCTGTCCCTCCTATATCCATCAGCTATGTAGGGTAACTGGGATCTTACAGAAGCTATAATCAACTCGGCATATTGTATATCTAGCTCATTCGCTCTTGGATGTTGGCAAGCTACCTCAAAAGCCCTAGACACATTGTCTATAGCATCAAAGGGGTTATCTCCATGTCTCCTCCTGCCAGCATACGAAGCTAAGGCTCTCTGGCCTAGATACCTACCTGGGGCTGGGACTGTCTGTATGTCTTTATGTAGTTCGACGTGTGCTTCCTGATCTATAGGCGGTATCAGCTCTGGGAAGTTTCTAAAAGCCTTGTTCTGAGAGCTGGCAGACCAAGCAGTTCTTTCAAATAAAATATGATGTCTAGGCTGCGAACGGGTCATCGTCACCTCCTTCACAATGAGAGCAAGCTGCCCCTAGCGCATCAACTACAAAGTGATTATGCTCAATACACCCTAGAGCTTCTTCTTGTATAAGGTGTAGCCATCTGCCGTGCTTCTCGGCCTGTTCTTTTCTATCTTCTGGTGATATTGGAGATACCCCAGTGTCAGATACTATAGCGGTTGCGAGTTCTGCTATGCGCTCCAATCTCTCAACCTGTTCTTGCTCCCGAGATTTTCTGCGCTCTGCCATATTAAGTTACGTCCCAACTTCCTGGTTTAGGTACGAATAACTGGCCTTGTGGTTGTGGCTCTCTGACGTGAGTAGAGAGCTCCAGTTGCGTTGTTTGAGGTAGAGGCGATAGTTTAGCGGCTAAGTCGACTGCACGGCTTACGGCTCCCCCTACGCATTCGCACAGTACTCTTGGAGTTATTGCTTTGACTTCTGGAAAAATACTTTCTGCCATACTACCCCCTTTGGATAACGCTTATGTTATACCAATAAGAATACTCCCCATCAACATATAAGTCAATAGGGAGTGGAAAAGTGCAAATAGTTATCCACTACTTACTAGAAGCGTATTCCTTCACACTGTTCCATGCAGCACTGACAGCAGCCGCATACGCAGCTGATAACAAAGCTTGAGCGGAGGTAACATCCTTAACTAGAACTGATCCAGCTACTAGAACACCAACAAATGCCTGCACCCCTGTCTTGACGGAACGCACCACTATATCATTATGTGATACCTTAACTGCTAGGTTAACTACTTCGTTTTTGAGTTGTCTTAGAAATTTCATAATAAACCTTTCTGATTATGATTATACTACACTCCAGCCTTCAATTCTCTGGCCGTTAACATAATATAGAGCTACCGCTACAGTTCCACCAGCTGAGGCTGAGTTGATAATTATCCTATTAGGGTACTTAGGGTCATAGCCTCTAACTATATAGTTGTAACCCCCACCTGGGCGGACGACACCAGCTATTTGGACAGTACCAGGCTTGAATGAGGTTCTATTTATAGTTATACGGACTATTGATCCAACTTTAGGCATTCCTGGTTGAGCTGGCTTAGGCTGTTGGGCTGCCAACCATGACATAGGATCGTAGTCCTGAGTCCCTCTGAATGTTCCCCAGTGGCAGTGTGGAGCGTCTGACATACCAGTGTTACCCGACTTAGCTACAACCTGGCCCTCCGATACTCTCTGCCCTCTAGAAACTAGAAGTTTAGAGTTATGGAATAGTTTGTGGAGTGTACCACTATCTCCTTGTATAAGTACCTGATTACCTCCTGTTGGGCCATAGGCTGACAAAGTTACTAGACCTGCTTCGGGTGCGTGTACATCTGTACCTGTTGCAGCCCTAAGATCTACTCCTGGATGATAGCCTTGCCTGTACTTAGAACTTTTAACCCCGTATGCTTGTGTTACTACTGAATCAACTGGTTTCCGTGCCATAATAATCTCCTTACTTAAATATATTATTAACTGCGTATGCTACTAAGAGACTGAGTACAGCCCCTAGTATAGCCGATAGGGTGTTCTGTACCCAGTTACGCTTCTTGAACTCATCAAAGCGCTTGTCGTTCTCTTTCTTGTGTTCTTTAAATTCGTCCTTTAGATCTTTGAGTTCATTCTCGACAATGGCCATTTTATCAAGTCTCTCTAGTACAGCATCAACCTTGGCATCTATCTTCACTATCTGGCTAGTTAATTCTTCCACCTTTACCTCCAGTCTCGCTGTTTTAACTTCATTCGATTCTGCCATACTAGTTATGCCCTAAAACTACTACCTCTGATCCTATAGCAAAGTCCCCTGTGCCTGATAAGTTGAGTACATCAATCCTGGTTATTTGGTCAGAGGTATTAGCCCACTTACCGATACGTTCAGACCTACCAGGTGCGTTACCAGCTCCAGCGGTATTAGGATCAATTGATCCTCCCCAGATCTGCTTCTCATTAGCAGCTACATTTATAGCTTCGAACCAAGCATAAGCAGGGTTTGAAGATGCAGCAGTAGAGAATATATTAGTGCCGCTTGAATTCGTTCCATCAGCTCCACCGTTATCCGAAGCACGTCTAGCATAGTTGGTCCCCGAGTCATTATTGAACCTAACCTGCAGACTGATTGTGCCTCCAGTTGCGGTGGCAAAGATTATCACCTTTAGGTACTTCCTCGCTGGTATCCCAGTTACACTTATAGTATCTCCAGCCGCCGCCAATGTTGTCCGTCCAACCTCTTCCCACCATATGCCCGCATCGGCCCCTGTTGAAGCCCAGTCGATCTTGGCGGCGGTGACAGCATCGGCCTGTATACTGGCGGTCGTTATTTTGAGGTTAGGAATATTATTGAAGAATAGCGTTATAAGGTTAGCTAAGGTACTTCTTTTTGTGGTCGTGGTTTCGGCGTCAACCGTGGGCACATAGTCTGTGGTGGTTGGGCTCGAGTCTGATGGTAGTTGAGATATTTTTGTCATAAGCAGTATTATACACTAGCTAGGTATATTTGGGTTATCACTTACTTGTACGGCAGTCAACGAAGATTGTATCTTCTCGACTTTATCGCTTTGCCTGACGGGTAGGGTGCCAAGCTGTAGGGTGACACTATCTGACCTCTTATCTATACCAACCACTTGTAGTAAAAGGTTATCCGCAAAGTTTCCAAACCCCGAGAACCCGATCATCGTTCCGACCTTAAACTGGTTAGTGTCTATCTTTGTATCCTCTAATGTAAGGCTTGACTTATACGTCTGGGACGAGTTCCTATCTATATAGTTCTGAGCCAATATAGTAGCAGTTGAGGCTCCATCTACCCCGTTAACATTTGTGTCAGACAGCCTCGCTATACCGAGCCTATCATCCGAATCTTCGTTAGCAACGACGACGAAAACATTAGATCCGCCTCCGTCATCGCCACCAGAATAGTAGACCTTGTTTACAACTGTCTCCTTTGTGGCCTCAACATCAAAGGAGTTTATATGTCTACCCTTGACTATCAGGATGTCAGCAGTAGCACTAGTCTGATCCCAATATAAAGTATTGTCTGATGGGTCAACGAACCAGTACCAGTCTGCTGGGGCCATGTCGCTGACAGCCCTTATACCCTCTAGAACTGTATTCATTTTGAAGGTATAGCTAGGTATAGTTGTCCCCGTATTAGTGAAGGCCCCGCTAGGTGTTACAACACCGCCATAGTTAGCCATTATGTCCTCTATTATGTATGTTGGGTCTCTATCCACATATAATCGTTCGATGGAATCGACAAAGCTGTACGTCTTGAAGTAAAAATCATCAGTCGAAGTGGCACTCCAAGCAGCCCCACTATTAGAGCTGTACAACTCGCCATTAGAATACGGGTTCGCGGTAGACTCCTCAAAGGCCACCCAAGTTGTAACATCCCCAGAGATAGACCCAGAGTCCACTTCAACACTAAAGAAATAAGGTGTACTAGGCGTGACTATCACTGGCGTGGAGAATATGAAGTCTATGTCTTCCCAAGAAGGGTACACGTTAGTTAGCACTACAGATGCGGAACCGAGAGGAGTGCCGCCAATAACTGCCGAGACTGTGCTTGCCCATAGCTTCAGTGTTACTGTTCTATCACCTGCAGTTTGCCTACTCATACGAAGTCTTATCTTACCAATATTAGTCTCTGAAGCCCCAGTGATGAACGTCTGACCATATCTCCTTGTGGCCCAAAAGCCGATGTCGCTGTTCTTTGAAGACTGATCTACATCTATTGTATAAGCGCTACCACCAGGTATAACCCATTGGTTGAGATCCTGTCCCTCACTCAGTACAGTTATCTCGACTGTATCTTGCCCACCGAATAAAGCCTTCCATTTAGATATATACCCACTAAATACTAAGAGCCCGTTTGGGTAGTTATCTGACACCTCATAGACCTTAACTAGGTTATCATTCCTTATAAGCGCATCCTCAGATTCACTCCCAACTAAATCATTAGCTCTCTCTGTGGTTAGATACTCACCGTCTTCTGAAGTGATAGGATTCCCAGATTCGTCAGTTATATACTCTACTGGGTCCCCTGAAGTATCTGCGCTATCACCAATAGTAATACTCAACTGTGCTCCAGCACTGTTTATACTCATAGAGTAAGAGAACTCGCTAGTTACGTTAGGTAGTAGACCTAAATACCTTGAGCCATCATATATTTTGTACTGATAACTTTTAGGGATAGTAGACATGGTTATACCCACCTTCTTTTATATACAACCGTGTATGATACCGTCCTGGCAGTAAAATTGTCACTATAATATAGGTGTCTTGTACCTTTTTGGTATTCGGGGAAGGCGCCACTAAACTCAACTTCTGCACCATTAACCTTAACAGTTTTTTCAGAGGAGTCTACTACAAGAATGTCACTAGATGACCATGTCCTAGTTACTGATATATCCTGGCCTAGATCTGGGTTACCTATGGTTACTGTCGCATCCGTCCCCCCCGTGACAGAAGATAGTGTTACTGTGACTTTTGGCTGCTGCCAAGGGGCAGAGCCATCTACTGTGAACTCGCTAGTCTTCGTGAAGGTGGTGTGGTTAGACACAGAGGCTAGAGTAGTGTCTGTAGAATCGTAACCGAGACTATCAGAGCATACAAAATGCAGATCACATTCTATATATGATCCGCCACCGACGACTAAATCGTAGTCGCTATATGTGCAGTTAAAGTTCCTTGTCCCAGAGCTTTGGTTTAATGATAGAACTTTCTCCTCTCCTTGTATCTTTGACAGGAGGCTGTCAAAGATGGATTCTGCGCTACCTCTCGAAGTAGAGGAGATTGAGACTAATATGTTTATAACTCTACTCGTATAGAAGGATGAGCTGACCTTAGACGAATTAGATCGAGCCAGGCTATTAAGTTGCACGTTCCTCTTAGCTGGTTTATACGAATCAACACTCAACACATCTACACCACTTAGAGAGTTTAGCTGAAAACCATCAAATGTTACGTCACTATATATATCCATATTACCCTCCAACTGGGCTTATACCTAGACCAGCAAGTTCATAGTTCCTGTTTATCCTACTAACTAAATAGTCAGCATCAGCCATGTTTCCTATCTCACCTATATTTATATTCATAGTATTACCACCCATCTTCGGAACGTCTGAAGCCTTTATAACACTTGTACCTGGCGCTAAGTTGGCCAGCACCTCTCCCTTGTGCACATATGCGAGTCCACCCTCAAAGTTTTGCACTCCTGAGTTGAACCTGGGTATCTGCCCGATCTCGGGTATGCCAGGAGGGGATACCTTATTTACCCCTCTGATCGCAGTGTTAGCCTTGTCTATTATCCAGTTTAGGGCAGCCTTAATAGTATTCTTAACTCCTTCTACAGCCCCAGAGATCCCATTCGCAATACCATTGCCTATCTTCTCCCCTGCGTCCTTAAACCATCCTATAGCTCCAAAGAACCAACTTTTTATAGTTTCCCAGTGCCTAATGATGAATAACACAGCCAGACCAAACGGCCCAGTCAATATAGCCAGTAGTAGTGGCCAGTTATTCTTAAACCAATCGAATAACCCAGTAAAGAAGTTCTTTACAGTCTCCCAGTTGGTGACAATCAGGTATGCTAGTGCGCCAATTGCAGCTCCAACGAGCAGTATCGGCCAGAATGCGACTAGCCATGCTGCGCCAGTAGCGATGAGACTCGCTATCAAGACAGCAAAGTTGGCTATAGCCATCACGAGCATGGGGATTAGGAACATCCCTAGAGCCCCAGCAAGGGCCGCCAAAGCTATTCTGTTTCTCTCAAAAAAGCCAACTACAGTAGAGCCTAGACCCACTAGAGCCATAACTATATTGAAGACTACCTTAAAAGCTGTGGCAACTGCCACAAAAGCTGTTCTAATACCTTCTTTATGGTCATCGACCCACTTAGTTATACTTTTCATACCGTCACGTATTTTCGGTAAGTAATCCTGTACAACGTCCGCAACTGACCTAGAGATAGCGGCCTTCATGTTCTCAAATGCTCCACGTGTTGTCTCACCAGATTTAAGAGCCGCCCCGCCAATGTTAGTCTCAATAGCGTTGAGGAATCTCTTAGAGTCCACCTCTCCCCTACTCACCATCTCAGCCATCTCCCCAGCGGTTACTCCATATTCTTTAGCTAACTGTTGGAGGATAGGCATACCAGCGTCTGTGAGCTGATTAACCTCTTCCATAGAGATCTTACCCTTAGCTAAGACCTTATTTATAATAGCCCCCGCCTCGTCGAAGCTCCTGCCAGTAATTGTTGCTGTATCAGCTGTAAGCCCGAGAACTCTAGTCAGTTCTTTTCCAGGCTCTACCCCTGAAGCTACGGCGCTAGCTGCTGCTGTAGCGGCAGCATCTAGACTAAAGGCAGTACCTTTCACTGACTTCAGCGCAGAGTCCATTATAGTTTGTATAGATTGTGTAGTATGCCCTAGCCCTTCGAGCTTCTTCTGAGCGTCCTCGATCTTGAGCGCTCTATCAAAACCCCCTTTAATGGCTAGACCTGCAACCGCTACACCAGCTATCGCCCCGTATTTTGTGGCCTTAGCACCGAAGCTAGCTAAAGAACTCCCCACACCATCTAATTTGCTTTTTACCTTTGCCTGTGCAGTATCAAAGCCAGTAGTATCTATACCTAACTTATAAAATATTGAACCGACTTCGTATGCCATCTTAATTCTTCTTTATGCTTTTTATTATCTCTATCTCCTTAAGTAACTGATCGTTACCTTGGGACTCTCTCTCTAAGCTATTATATACAGTTTTAGCTTCATTTCCACCAGCAAAAGACGCACCAACTATTATCATCTTCCTAATGTCATCATTAGCCCTCAGTTTATACATAGAGTTGCACATCGAGAAGAATCTCTTGGCTGGCTCATTTAGTACAACGTCTGGAGATTGTTTATAGTACCAGACGTATTCAGCGAACATATCTAACCAGTTGCTTCCCCTTTTAAACTCTCACCATTGACCTCTATATTATGTTCTTTTAACGCTTTAGTCTCTTCTGGCATTACCTGTTCCATTATCTGAGTTAATACCTCAGTGACCATACCAGGATCCATCACCAACCCATCCAACTCTGGCATTAGCTCACCTATGACAAACTCGAAATCCTTTTCAGCCTCCACTATCTGTTCTCTATTTGCAGACTGCGCATTTTCAAAAACTTTTCCGAGCTTTGTGACTAGTAGTAGATGAGATAGCTTTGGGGGTTTGCAGTCAACCTCTTGCCCCTTAATACTAACTTTAAAACTCTTTGGTTGTAGATCTTCTATATTGACACTCATATGGTGCTCTCCTCCGTTGTTAACTTAATAATTTAGTATCTCGGTGCATTAAACTGATGCTGAACTTAAAAATCTTGTATCCGTTTTGATCTCTACTAACATCCTCAACATCCGATATTACTAACATAGAGTATATATAACCATTAGCGGTTTGGGTAGAGTACATTCTATGAATAGCTCTTTTTAACGACTCTAGCTTATCTATACCCTCTGATGCGTTAGTATATTTTGAATATATATCTAACACAGTCTCCTCTATTGGGACATAATTATTCATGGCACCAGCAGATCTTTGTACCCATATCCCACCTTTGTCGTCTGGTATCTGTCCAACAAATATGTCCGTACCCACTACTAGGCTTGTATCTACAGTAGTTAAGTAGTTCGCTATCTCTTCTGCTATATCCATATCTATACCTTAACCAAATTTGCGTGCTTCTTTATTACCATTGTACCTCTCCTAGATTGTTTGTCTCCAGACTTGCTCAAGAACTTTTTGCCAGTTCCTGCAGTTGTGTAATTCTGTACCCTTTTCTTTCCATCTCCACCAAACTCCTGGTAGGCGGCATATTCCTTCCCAAAGTATACTTCCTTGCTTAGTGGTTTTGGGGTTTTAACACCAGAATCCGACCTTAGCCCACCACTTAGAAATGGGGCTGTGTTCTTTGCGTCAATTAACAAATCTCTTGCAAGTTCGTTAAGGGCGTTATTTAGAGCGACCTTTGTTACTTTAGAAAACTTAGGTAAATTGTTGATAACCTTAACTGATGTCGCCATACTTTCTTAACTCCACTTTTATAAACTGAACTGCTGATTGCCTTAAGCGCCTAGCATTGAATACCCTGTCTACTTGATAGTGTACACCATGTATCTTTAAGATATCTTTTTCTGCTACTCCAGAGTCGGGTTCAAACCAGGCCATAGCATCAGATTCAATATATTCATTGTTATCTACTATGTGTTGATTAATTTCTCTGAAGTGGCACGGCAAGGAAGTCTCGCCACTAGCGATATAGTCACCATAAGCATTTCTTGTGGTTGTCACCTTATATGCTGTGTGTAACATTGGAGGCTTCATATGTCCTCCTATAATATGTTAGGGAATAATCCCTTTAGTTTACTTAGAGAGTCTTTAGTCTGAGTTTGAGCGAACTCAACAGAGTAGCCCTCAATAGATTCTTTTAGGATGTTGTCGGTATTGTTGATCTCAGATTCTAGGGCAGACAACAGAGCGTCCTTTACTATAGCCAGAGTATTAGCATCTTCATATATAGAGAACTTGGCAGTCACAGCGATATTTCTAATACCAGTAATGAATTTGCCAGGTCTATGCCTCAGCATCGTCTTCACAGTGCGGCTCAGAGGCTCTTTTGTATAGTCAGAGGTATCATAGGTATAGGTAGCAGTAAAATCGTCATCTACGAGCTGTACGGAGCTTATAGAGGTACACGGATCTATAGATAAGTGCTGTACTCCACCATCAAAGTATCTTGTACTAGCGTTTACAGATTCTACCCCAGAACCCAGAATTACATTCTCTACATACGCTTGGTTAGCGGTGTTTATGATGGTAAATGCTGATACTTCTTCTGCGGTTAGACTCCTTCCGAGTCTCGCTTCCAAATCTGCCTGAGTTATCAATGCCATATATAAATTCTTTTACTGTCAAGATCCACGATCTAACACATTCTTTCATACTTAAATAATACCACAAAGAGGAGAGACCTGCACTAGACAAGTCTCTAATCTTTTGCTAGTAGTCCATCTAGCTGATGTTTGCAGGACCCATTCTACCGAGGAGTCTACCATCAGTAGCGTTCCTACTTTCATCAACAAGGGCAGTGAATGTTACTTCAAACACTGATTGCTCATCAATTTTGTAGGCTACACTTACTGGCTCAGTAGAGACAGCCTTCCATAGAGTGATTGTCATGTTACCATCTGTGTTACCACCTTGAGGGGTGATAACAAGCTCTAAAGCATCGTTACGAAGACTGTAACCAGCCTTAGTACCGAAGTGGACATGGTCGTCGGCAGAGCCAACGTCCCAGTCAGCTTCAGGTAGGACATATGCCAATGTACCTGGAGTGATTTCTGCAAGTTTTAGCTTTACGCTAACCTTCTGACCTGACAAGACGTAATCTACAGGGGTATTCCCATATAGATCAGTCTTTTTCATTGTCAGTTCTCTATCAAACTCGAATTCAGCGCCGTCAACAGTGTGACCAAGGTCAACGCCACCAAAGGTAATTAGGCTACCAGCAGCAACTTTTAGGTTGTTAATGTTTGCCATAACTAATTATCCTTTCTTTTAGTTTGATTAAGAAACAGTACCAGTTCCGAAGATTACAAATGCACCTTGGAATCTAGTTTGTGGTACGACACGCATGGTTGCTCGCAATGCGAATGCATCTTGAGTAATCAAGTTGATGTCAGAACCACCAGCGTCTTTAACGACACCAGCATCGAAGGTCTTGAGCTCTAGGGCACGACCAACGTGGATCTGGATGCGGCTTAGATCACCGAATACAGCGAATGGTTCATTAGCTGTGATGTCTCCAGTGTCAGGAAGAACATCGACTAGTTCGACAGGGTATCCATCGATTGAAGGAGTAACGCCTGTGCCTGGGCCACCGAATAGGTAGTTAGCAGCAGAGTTAGATCCATCACCAGTCTTAGATTGCCTTAGTTGGTTCCATACAGTTGGGTGCATAAAGAAACGTCCGTTCCTTCGAGCAGAAGAAACAACCTTGTAAATACCGTTCATTAGGTCGTCAGCACTTAGGTCAGCAATTGTGCTACCAACACTTAGTGTCTTGTACTCATCAGAGACAGCAGCACTCAATAGACCATAAGTAGCATCAGTAAATACTAATTGGTCGAATAGCTTAGCTCTTGCACGGGCAACTTCGTTAGCAGCATCTTGGAAGATGTCAATTGCTGAGTCTTCAACAATCTCGCTAGTCATTACTAATGTAGCAACGTACTTCTTCAATGTTGCAGTTGTGACACCGTATGTTAGCTTCTGAGCATTAACGGCTGTAGCTTCGTTAGTAGCAGTAAATGATACTTCATTTGTGCCTTTAAGAAGACTTACACTATCACGGTTTGTTCTACGAACAGTAGCTAGTCTAGCAGCAGTACCGTATTCATCAGTTAGCCTCTCGACTTCTGCGATGAACTCTGGCTCTGGTACTAAAGCACCACCGTCAGCAGTAGTAGTTACGTTCTGATAGTTAGCCTTTTCAGACCAAAGCTTAGTAGCGTAACTGTTGTACTTACTAAGAGTCACAAAGTCGTGGTTCTTAACAGCGATAAGACCCTTAGCGAATCTCATCTCTTTGGATTCTTTTTCTAGCTCAGTGTCAGCGACTTTTTTAACTTCGCTCTCACCAACCTCTTTCTTTACAGACTTCTCTGTAAGAGCAGCTAGTTCCTCTGCAATCTCTTTAGCAGTAGGGAGTTCCATAGATGCCTTAACAGCCTCAGCAGCTTGTTCAGCTACAGCCTTTGTTACAGCCTCATCTATTTCAATAGTTTTGTCAGTTTTATCTGCCATATCTATTTAATACCTTTCTTAATTACTTTAATTACACTCTCGATTTGTTGGTCGACCACCTGAGCTTGTTTCAGCTTAACTCGGAATGCGTTTATATCAGAAGCCGAATCCTTTTGGGTTTCACTAGAAGTTACTTCCTTTAAGGTGGCAACTAGGCTTTCTAGCCTTTCCACTTCCTTGCTCAGCATATCGTCATCACTCAGAAGACGTTTAGCATATGCCTTTGCAAGTGTGTTTAGTTCCTGTATCTCTGCCTTATCATCGTCTGATAGAGACTTAGCAGTGGCAAGGGCTTCTGGGTTAGCTGGGATAGACACTACAGAAAACTCTTTCATATTCATTTTCTTGATAGTCATCCCATCAGACCCCCATTCATCAACCATACCGCCAATAGAGACAGCATTTAAGAATCCATTGACAATCTTGTTATATACCTTATTAGAAAACTCATCACTAAGATCAAATAGAGCACGAGCCATGAGCTTTCCACCCTCTTTCCATATCTTTAGAGTCTTAGCTATAGGTAGGTTAAAACCATCATGTCCCCAAAGGACAACAGGATTCTTTTTATAATCTTTAAGGCTTATACCTTCAACATCAATTCTTTCGCCATGAGCGTCTAGAGCATTAGTGGATACAACGAACTCAACCTCTCCATTTGATAGAGTGGTTTTCTTTTCAATAAGACCGTAACTTTTAATTTCCATATATGATTTTTTAAGTATTAAAAAACCACAGAGATCTACTCGCTCTAGGCGACTAGTTACCCCATATGGGGTGTACTCTATGGTATCTATTTGTCATTTATATCATACATCTCGTTGACAGACAAGTTAGGTATGATCTTATACTCAAATATATGCTTACAACGTGGACACTTGATCGCTCCGATGAAGACTTTGCACTTTCCTAACAGCTTGCCGCACCCTTTACACTTTATCTCGAGCATACCTACCCTCCTGTTGTCAGTTTTACTATAGTGCTTATGATTCCTTCTTAGACTTCTTCTCAGGCTTCTTCTCAGGTTCTTCTCTCAGTTCTTTAAGCCTATTAAAGATAAGTTGTAGTTGCTTCTCTACAACTTCTTTTTGTGCTAGTAAATCAAAAGCCCGAGCCTTTAACTCTTTTACGTCGGTTACTTCGTTAATGTCCATATTATTCTCCTCCCAATGCTATTTTTAGTTCGTTTATTGCACGCTCTACGTCGGTTATTAATTCTTGCACATCTCTTGGTTCTGAGTCTATAGGTAAACCATCTACCTCGACCTCACTAATGAGATTACCGCTCTCGTCATAGGTTCTCTCGATGCCAGTTCCATCACCATTATGGACTCTCTCAAATAGTAAAGTCCCTTCTCTGTTTCTTTCTTCATCAATTCTCGCCATTCTTTCCTCCTTATGGTCTTGCTCTTACTATTGGTACACCAGTGTGGTCTGCCGTCAACACTTCTGATGTTAAATCTGGCGGTGAAGCCACACCAGTCTTTAAGTGTCCGTATGCCACACCAGCAGCGTTAACAAGCGCATCGTTAGAAACATTAGGAAGAACCCTGGAAAGAGTAACTGAGCCAGAGTTACCAGATGGGTTGAGTACAGCTAACCATCCCTTTGGTGGTCTAGTCCGACCAGTAATCCCACTTAAAGTTCTATCGCCTGTACTTGTTCCTACTGTGATGTTCTCACTCCATAAAAGTGTACCAGGGCCTCCGTTTGAAAGAGCCTTGTAAACACAGATAGTGACATATTCTCCTGCCGCTAAACCTGTAGCTGTGACATTAATTTGTAAAGCCTCGATGTTTGTCACGCCTAGTCCTGAGAACCCCCACATGAGCATATGCCCTGCCGAGTATGCTGTGGCAGATGCGCTTCCTGATGCTGGCGTAAATAGAGACAAGGCTGTACCAGCCCTTGAGTTAGAGAGCAGTATACCTCCACCAAAGTCTTGCAACTGGTTTTGGATTGATGATGTTACACCCTTAACATAGGATAATTCTGTAAGTGACGGATAAGTTGATGTGCTAAGTGATTTCAACTCTTTATTGCTATCTAAGTATGCAATTTGACTTGCTGTGCCACCGTCTGCAATAACACCAGCAAAGTGTACTTTTTCGGTTGTGTAGTTTACCCTAAATATGTCTGTGGTACTTCCAGCTTTCCATATTCTTAAATCGTCATCATTTCTAAAAATACCCATAGAATATTTTAGTGTAGTGTCTGTATAGAAATAGACAGAAGCAGAGTCGGAATTTGAAGTAGTAGCACGTCTGGTTGACAGATAGCCATTATGGAGGTCAATATTACCAGTTAAAGTACCACCTGTTAGTAGAAGATAATCAGATAAATCTGAAGTGGTTGCGTAAGCAGCATCATTAGTTAGCTCAGACACGTTATCGCCACTTTGAAGTGCTGAATCTGCCAAACCTAAACTTGTAATACTAGATGAGCTGAGGTTGACTATAGGATTCACGGGGTCAGTTGCATCGACTGTTATACCTGTACCAGATACCACGGAGTCAACCTGTCCACCTCCTGAGTTTGCGTCAACATAGGCCTTAATTGACTGTTGGGTAGCAAGAGCTGTAGCCGAGTCAGAGGCCATATTGTCTTCGTCAAGAATTGTGCCAACTGTTGCGCCGCTACCTCCAAGTTGCATACCAGATGTACTTATAGATAACGCCCCAGTAGCACCAACATTAGTACCATACGGGTAAAAAATGAGAGAAGCTACATTAGACGTATTTTTACCAATATTTAAATAAGTATTGAACGTGTCTAAATCGGAGAACCCAAAAGAACCAGCACTACCAGAGGATGAAGCAAACGCCATTGTCTCAGATCCCCCTAAACCAGAAGCATCTAGCGAATACAGAGCTAGAGTTGATACCTCTGTGGACTGTAGGCGAGAGCCAGGTATAACCCCAAATATATTAACTTCCTCAGCTTCCCATGCTTCATCTGTCAGGTTGCCAGATCCATCGGTAGATAACATCCTGTAGTTATTGGCACTACCAATAGCGTCACCAATAGATAGAGAACCTCCTCCACCGCCAGTCTCGTAGTAATCAAGCTTTTTAATCTGTGGTTTGTATGCCATAACTAAAATACCTCATATATATAACCATAAGTTAAATTAGCCCTATTTGTCCAAGCATCACTGTATAGCCCACCACCTTGAGCATCGTTAGGAGCCCCCCTGCTGTATCTATAAGCACCAGATGATTCTCTCATTATGTACCACCTACCTCCAGGTTTAGCAAAGCCATAATATTTAGGGGTTGAATTGTCATCTATATCACTTGGTTGGTAGCCGACTAAAGGGTCAGTCTCGATATGCCCCGTAGTGATTGCTGATGCCATAGCTGTATAAAACCCCTTACCATCAGAAAGCCTGACTGGTATAGCGTCTTTAGCACTAGTTGGGAATACTATGTCCTGCTTAGCAACGTTAACAATAGGCTTATTTTCTATAATAGCTTTGGCTACTTCGTGGAAGTACGCCTGTATATCACCTATGTTGGTGACTTCGATAGCCTCGGGGACTGCATCCTTGATATTAGTGACCTCAACGGACTTTTCTGGCTTATAGCTGTTAGACTCTATTGCTTTGGTAAGTTCTATAGACAAAGTTTGTAAAGACTGCACCACATCCTGCAAATTTGACACCTCTACGGCCTTTTCGGTATTAACCTGTACCTCACCCTCAACTTTAGTCACTTCTGGCCGTGCAGAGGCTTCAGCAAGGCCATTTTTTACAACTTCGGATAAATCAGTGATAGCCTTGTTTAGATCAAGGAGGTTTTGTCTTTGCTCTTCTTGGTATAGCTCTAGTTCTTTGCTATCCATAAGCTACCTCGGGTTTAAACTACAGGTACAGTTCGGGTGTAAAGGTGGTACGTCTATATTCTCGTATGCTACTTGCAACTGTCCTCCTTCAGTGCCAGTAATGACATCACCTAAGCTCCTATAAGTCCCGCCTATAGCTTTAGTTTGACCTGACATACTTAAACAAAACTCACAGGCTCCAGGGTTGACTTGCCACTCCACCTCTGTGTAGCCACTCTGTTTATATACTTCTTCCGCTGTTGCATTAGAGGCCCTTAATGATTCAGTTCTAGCTATCCTCTCTGATCTATAGCCTTTGGCGTCACTATATGTCTGTTCTACTCTCTTCTTTAGCTTAGCTAGTGATTCGCCAGCCGACTGCCCTTCAGCGAGTGTAGCCTGTAGGGATTTAAGTGTCTCTTCATTATATAAGCCAGCGATCCTTAGAGCCCTAGACTCGACTGACTTAGCTAGCTCTGGGGTCATCTCAAACTTAGCCCCAGTTAACCAGTTCACTACTCCAGCCGATTGCTTCTTAATTAGACTAGTAATAATAGGTATTATCTTAGATGCTAACTCTTCAGACTGCTCTTTTACATTGTATAGCCACTCTTCGAATGTCTTAGATGATGCATTGATGTTAGCAATAACCTGTTTCTCTTGTTCTGTAGCAAACCTAGTTATCTCCTTCTTCAGCTCCATCATAAAGCCTTCATTGGTTTTTACTATCTCTGACCTTAGTTCTTCTGGGTCTTTCTCTGGCTCAGCTGGTGGTGCTAGGTCTTCTCCTGCCTTAACTACCTTGATAACCTCTGGTTTTTTATCTTTAACCGATAACTGTACAGTGGGGGCGTTACTCTGCATCTCGTCACCACCTGGGATACTCTCTAGCCCTTGCAATGCCCTAACCTCGTTAACAGTCATCCAAACATTAACTCCAGCTTGTATCTGTTTAAGCTCAAACTCTTTATCTTCTGGTATTGGTGATTCATGGGTCACGTCTACCTTGCCCTCTCTACCGAATGACTCCCCTATCTCTTCGTATATAGCATCCAGCCTCTTCATCATAGGCTCTATCTCGCTCTCTGCGAATATATACTTGAGGGTGTCCACATTACCTCTACCTAGACCCTGTGCATCTGCACCTCCTAGCAATGGCTTAGGCATACCAAACATCATTAGTACGTCTTCTTTAGCCATCTTCCTAGTTATTTCTTGATCTACATCTTTAAGGGTAGCTCCTACTGCCGTAAAGCTTGCGGCTGATCCTCTAATGAAAGCTGTCTTGCCAGCGTTCTGTGGGCCTTCGTAGTTTTCTCTCCATTGACTAGCGAACTGCTGGAAAGCCTCTCTATCCATGTCTTCAGTTATCTGAACAATACCAGAAGGTGAAGCGTTATTCTTCATATAACTTAGAGTGAAGTTAGCTGTGGTTATCTCAGTATCTACATATATAGAAGCTCTCTCTAGAACAGACATACCTCTGTGTTGATTGAATGGGTTAGGAGTTTTATCGTGTTTAATCTCATCTAGGGTGAATGGAACTTGGTCTCCATTGTTCTTATGTAAGATATACCCTACAACTTCGCCCTCATAGTACTTGAGCTGCATCTTAGATGGGTCTAGTAGGATTAGTTCCTTAACCCTATTGGTAGATTCTCCTCTAACTAGATACCAGAACGTCTCACCATAGATCTTATGTAGCATAGCCCACAAATGGTGGAAATCTACCGAGTTCATATTAGGGTTGGGCTTACTGGCTAGGACGCTAATTGGGTGGTTCGCATATATATCACCATTTGGCTTCTGTACCTGTGGTTCGTATACACTTACTGACTGACCAAACTTATCGACTATTTTGTATGTTAGCCCTCTAAGCTGTGCCTGTGGTGCGAACTTAGAACCCTCTACATAGTTCCTTGTGACCATACCCATAGACTGGTGTAGGTCTTTCTTAGTGAATATCTTTTCTAATCTGTCTAATAACGCCATTAAAGTGTCTCTCTGGCACTCTAGGCGCTCTTTTTACTTATGTTTATTATTGTAGCACTACATTACTATGTCGTCCATAGTGAACCTCTTGCCACCTAATATATCAACTATCTTATACCTAATCGCATCTGGAGAGTGGGAGAAGTCGTGGTTGGGTACATTCAAAGCCTTGCCGTTTCTATCTACTTTCCATAGGTAGTTCCTTAAGTCTTTGATTATGTTAGTGGATGACTTAGTTACCCTTAAGTGAACTCCTTGTACCAGCTGTATGCCCTGCATCACTGAACCTTGCCCTTTCTGTGCCCCTATAATAACAATACCCATCTTCTTAATCTCATCAATTGACTTAGGTTCTGCTGAGTCTGCTACTACCAATCCCTCGTGCCTACTCTTCAGAATATCTGCTATATCTTTGTTCGTTAGGTTCTGAGCGTAGACCACTTCGTCTAAAATAAAGTCATCATTATATTTATAGACTGCAACAATAGCACTTGGATCGTTCGTATACCCGAAGTCTAGTCCATACCCCTCAAACCTAGCTTCTGTTGGTATCTCGTCAATCAATGACCAGTTTGTGTATATCTGCCCCTCGTTAACACCGACCTCACCTAAACCATACACTCTCCACCAGTTCTCGTTCTTCTTTCTACTCTCAATAGACTTAATAATAGCTTCATCTAGGGCTTCGTTATCTAGGTAGGTTAGCTTAACAAAGTCATAATCAAAGTCGTCATTGCCTACAATATCCTCGTGTACCCAGAAACTAGCAGTAGGGTTAAAGTCTAGCCATATGTGTAGCCTTGTTCTAACCTCTAACTGGTTGAATGTCTCAAAGGATACGTTGTTGGCCTCGTTGATAAATAAGATATCACGTCTTGGGCCTCTAACCTTGTCTGGTGCATCAGCACTAAAGAACTCCACATAAGAGCCATTCTCGAAGTAGTATGTATAGTTGGTTCTATTCCAACTGTCTTCTTTATAGTAATTGTGAGATTGCATGATCTTTAGGAAGTCACGCATAGCACCTTTCTTTAAGTGTGGTAGGGATTCAGAGACTACAGATGCACTAATGTTAGGGTGTGATTGTAGGTAGTCGATTATAATAAGCAAGATATCAATAGTCTTGCCAGCAGAAGTACCGCCTTGGACTATTCTAATCCTTGACTTCAGCTTCAATAGCTTCTGTAGACCTGTCGTTGATCTGTACACTTTGGCCTCCTAGTATTGGTGTTGGTAGATCCTTACCATTAGTGGTTATATCAATGGCCTGTGGCGCACGACCCTCTGTTCTGTCAGTTATCTCTTTTATATCAGCTAGACTATTCCTACCCTCTAGTACTCTCTTGTAGGCTAAGTCCATAGCCACTGTCCTTTCTTCTTTTGGAGTTTTAGCCCATTCTTCTAATTCGGCAGGAGTCATATTTAAGAATCTTCTATATTGATAGGAGATAGTGTTTTCTTTATTCCAACCCCCAGGGTTTCGATTCTGTGGATTATCACCAAAACCACCTTTGCCTGTAGGGTTTGGTACTTTCTTATCAACTTGCTCTGTAGTTTCCATAATATTATTCTACCTCTGGTGTCAATGACTCCCACTCTTCTTCCCATCTATCAGGTAATTCTAACCCCCAATCATCAAGTAATTCAGTGTCCCATTCGTTAGCGAGTATGTCCCAGTCCCACTCACCACCTGATACATTATCTTTAATAATGAATTCCTTCTGTTTATCCTCTGACCAATCAACTATTTTTACAGGTAGTTCTTTAATGCCAGCTTCTCTAGCAGCTTTAAACCTCATATTGCCACCTAAGATCACATTCTCTTGATTCAGGATTAGTGGTCTAACCTCAAGCATCTCTGGAAATTCTTTTATAGATTTGACTAGTTTCTTAAAACTATCATCTTTTATAGTTCTAGGGTTACTAGGATTAGGTTTTATGTCCTTTAGTAGCATCTTTTTAACCTTTCTTATAACATTTAGGACAAGATATTTCAGCCGTGATAGAGTTACCACTGACCTTAGTCACTTTTACTTCGACATTATCACTAGGTACTTTCTTTCCACAGAAGTGACAAGTGTGTATATGCCCTGGTCTGCCCTCTATAGGTTTCATACCTTTATATTTTCTTTGTGGCTTCTTATCTCTTTTCCAAGTCTTGAACATACTTACCCCCTTACCTTGTATCTCCACTTATCACCTTCTAGTATGAAATCGACTGTACAAAGGTTATGGTTATCTAGACCTATTATACCATTTGTTGACTTATGACCTATTTGTAGATCCATGTCTGCATATATTTTGTAGCCACATTCTTTTAATGATAGTCCAAAGTTAACATCTGGCCCCCATCTCTCTTCATTATATGAGGCTACTCCTTGTAGCCAAGCTTTTGGGTCTGCTAATAAACAGTAGAACCCACTAGCGTCTATCTCTATTACCCCTTTCTTAGTGTGATCTACTGAGCTAAATGATTTTCTATCTTCTGTAAAATGCCAAGCTCCTATACAATACAGTCCATGCCTTCCAACCTGTACCCCTGTTAAATAACCGAACTCATTAGATTCTAATGGTTCTGCTGTTTTTATCATTTGTTCTATACAATCTTCTGGTAGTTCTGAGTCGCCTTCAAATTGGAATATATAGTCGAACTTTTCTTGGTCTAACCTAAACTTCACTTCTGCCCTTAGTAAAGTATGATTGTCTGATATCCTTCTTCTTCTGGCGTTGATGCCCTTCGCTGGTTGTGAGTCTACATATATAGCCCTTACAAAGTTCTGAAAGGTCTGTTTATCGAGTTGCTGTTTAGCAAACTCTAACTGATCTTCTTGTACCTGTGCTACTACTAAGACTCGCATAATTCCTCAAATGTTTTAATATATTCACTCTTTAGAGCTTCCCAACTGATCGTCTCTGCCAATCGGTCAGCCTTCTCTGACTCTTTTTCAATATCCCACTCTAGCTTAATCTCTTCTATTTTCTTTGCGAGAGCGTCCTGATCCATCTGGTATATATCGACCTTTATTCTAGGTTCAAAGTATCCAGTCTTCACTGCTGGTACTAACCAATTATTCGGTAGGAACTGATTATTTGGGGATATGTCTGGCATTATGACTGGCATACCAGAGGATATAGCCTCGTTAAGTGGTAGGCAGTTACCCCCGTACTTCCTTGGTAGTATCATAACATCACCATAGGTGTAGATGTCTTCTGGGTTAGGTATATTTGTCCAGACATTACAGTGGCTATATCTTTGCCTGACTGATCTAGCTAACTCCTCTGATTGGGTTGTGACTATACCATTAGGTACAGCCCTCATAAAGTCCCATGTACCGTTCCTATCATTAGCTGCTGGTTTACCAGCTATATGCATTAACTTCTTTGTAGATCTCTTCCTGAACTTGAACTTATCTCTGTCTACAGGGAAGTGTATATATTTATGCTTAACACCATTATCCCTACACCACACATCTACTTCATTATATAGCCATTTAGAGGGGTTTATTAGCATGTCTGGTTTGGGGTAAGAATGAGTAAAGTGGTCGAAGAACTCAGGGTTATACTGGTTAACTGTCTTAACACCCATCTGACGTGCTATCTGATAGAGTTCATAGTTATACGGTGTTTCACAAGTGAAGACACAATCTAGATCCTGTAGGAAGCTTTTTATCTGCATCGCATTAGGGAAACCCTTTACAATAAAGACATCTTCGTACCATCCGTAGTATTGAGGCTGACCGTTAAGCATCGAAATATCTATAAGCATAGTCTTAGCTGGTTTGAGGTGGTCATAGAAAGCCTTGGTCTGGTATCCAAGACCTGTCTTGTCTGCTCTGACGATTAAGCCTAGTCGCATCATGGCCTCCTCTTTTTATTCTTCACCCTTGGCTTCTTCTTCCTAGTGTGCCTAGATTTAGAGCCGCTACCAAAGAGCATCTTCCTTTTCTGGACACGATTCAGGGAGTCATATAAGGCTTGTGTAGCCTCTCTCTTTACTTGGTCTATGGGTTTTAGATTATTCATATTTCATTTCAAATTTAGGTTGACTTCCTCTAGTATCTAGGTGGTAGGATCGTTTGATACCACCATCAGGGTGATAGATCCATAATCTATGTTTATTCCATCCTATCTTCCCGTCGTTTAGATAATCGTTCCAAACTACCCCATGATATAAGTCCTCTATCATTGTTACTGAGGTGTCCTTAAAGTAGCCCATTATATCTCTGTAATATGACTTTGTAGTGAGGTGAGGGCGCTGTGACCACTGGCAGGTTTGTAAGAACCCATCCTCTAGGTCCATCATCATAGGTATATGTGGTTCTGGTATCACATTCTCAAAATGGAATCTAATTGTATTAGCCTTGCCATCCTCTATAAACTTAATACATTTATCCCAGTCTATAGGGTCTAGGGTTATAAGTGGTGCATCATGTTCTACATAAAGAATAAGTGGAGTGTGTATCTTATCCATTGTTTCTTTCATCATCTTTGCTTGATGATGGTGCTCTTTGAATACTAAAGGTAATACATTTGTCCACTCATGCAGGCATTTCCATAGAACTCTATGCACATATTCTAAATATCTCTCTCTGAAGTCATCTTGCTCAGGTCTTACGCCATCTATTTGGATAATTATTTCACTATCAGGTAGGTGGTGTCGTATTGAGGTGATAGTCTCCTCCAAGAACTCAGTTGTAGGGTGAGCTTCAATAGGTGAGGTTGGTATTACCACTGTGATATCTCTTTTATCCATATAGCTGCTCCATTACCTTATTAGCGAAACTTCTCTTATATTCGATCCACCACTGTACTACAGCGAACATATTGTAGGGATATTCTCTTAGAGCGTCATCAGTATACCCTCTGAGCTGTTTCCAATCTTTAACTTTAATGAAAGGCACTTCCCCATACATAAACTCCCAGTAGTTATCGACTGTTCCTTGAGAATTGATGTCATCTGCTAATGGCATACACATCATCTCCATAGCCTCATGTAGCCTAAAAGAATCTGGTATAACCGCACCAGAGGGCGCTGTAGCGACTTTTGCACGCCTGAACCTATTGAAGTACTCTTTTGGCTCAAAACCTTGCGTGAAGCCCTTAGAGCCGTTTAGATCGGCACTCCCATCATGGGTCTCAAACATTAGCAGCTGTTCCCACATATCGAACCTTCTTTTATGCGTTAGTTGTCCGCTAAAGAACATATCAACGCTCTTAGGTTCATAGTCCATTTTTGGTATAGGGGCGTAACCAGTACCCAGCTTGTTGTATTTGTCATGTCTGCCTGGATGTGGGTTCTGTACCCATATGGCATGACAATCTATTTCTTCTACTGGGAAGTCTGCCTCCTCATCGCCCATCAGGAATAAGACACACTTATCTATCTTCTTTAGTTCCCCTTTAACCTCCTTAACCATATCAGTATGATGTCTGGCTGGCAGGACGACTATTGCCTTATCTCTCTTAGGGAGCTTACTGACCTCAGATTTGTTAAATCCTTCACACTTTTTGTCTAACCATAGCTTGCCGTCTATAAAATCATTTAAGAAGGTATAGTCCCAGTATGAGTTACATGGGGTCTCTTTCTTTAGGGATAGGTAAAATACATCTATCATCACACTATCCTCTCTGATCCATGTATAAAGACATAGTGTTCTTCGTGGTCTGTCGCAAGATGTTTATATGAGTAACCCAGGCCCTCTAGGTATTCTAATAGTTCCCCTTTAGTTGTACCGTAATCTCTGATGCTCATATCTGGGTGAATAGATACCCATAGTTTAGGGTGGTGTCTCTTAAGAGTCTTTTCTGCTCCCCTGAGTATAAGTAGTTCACTACCCTCAGTGTCCATTGTTAAGGCTCTTGGTATTATACCTGTAAGCTCCACGTAGTCGTCCACTTTCATCTCTGGGATATTATCGTCATTCTGGTGGATATATTGATATTTATTTCTATCTATCAAGTCTCCTGTGGCCTTATCTGGCCACCACTTAAAAGTATTAGGGTTAGTATTTCTGAGATCATTTGTCTTATTGCTGAGCAACCCATCATAGAAGGCGAGAGGAGATGTATCAAAGTTCTTCTCCCAGGTAGCTCTTATGTTAGGCCAAAACTCAGATGTTGGCTCTATAAGTACCATGTTCTCAGGGCCTACCATGTGTGCGTATGCGAGATTGCACCATCCCTGCTCGGTACCTATATCGAACAGAATATCACCTGGTTCTAGGTGTTCTTCCATTGACCTAATCCTTTCTGATTCCCAATATGAGAATACATCCCAAGAGGCAAGTGGCTCTGGTAGTTCAAACTCATACTTCCAAGTAGTGAGTGGGCCATCGTCATCACCTACTAAGGGCTCTTTTAGATATCTAACCTTCTTCCAGATAACATCCTCTGGTTTTATAAAATTACTCACTCAGACCAACCTCCTTAATAAGTTCCTTAACTCTATTAACATAAGTTCCAGTGAACTTTGTAACATCGTGGCTGAGTTGTCTCTCATAACTCCTGTCATCATCATGGGCCAGATAGTATCTAATCATCTCCTCTAGGCTATCATAGTCTCCCCAAGGGTACATAGCTAAATTAGGATATATGTCCCTTAGCGCATCTATTTGGGGCATTATCAGGAAGCCGCCCCTTCCTGTGGCTTCTGGGACTCTGTCTGACCAATATCTAGACGCTTCTTTTGAGAGACATAGTGAGTCCCCTACAGTTACCTTGGCCGAGGCATAAAAGTCGTTCATATCATCATTACGATCAATCTTCGGCTGATCTCCACCAGGGTTCTTAAAAGACCACCCGTTCTTAGCGCACATAGACCTAAGCGCATCAACTAATTCTCTCCTATAATCCCAAACATCCTCGTGGTAGCCAACACCATTAGAACCAACAAATGCCACATCACAAGCGTATTCCTCTCTGAACTTACCCTCGTTTGTTGCATCGTGCCTCACTCCAGGAGGCAGCCAGACATGGTTCTTACCCATCTTCACCCACTCGTCCTGGTAGTCACCATCAGCCGTGAATATATATGCTGTATGGAACATAGGGGATAACCACCACCTTCTACCCCCTCTTGATGTTCCCCAGAACGTGTCTAAGTGTAGAGTAGCGCTAGGTATACCACTCTTCGCACAGTAGTGGATAATATCCAGCCACTTATCTAGTGGGATGGCATCATCCCATGTGCCAGTTATCAATAGTAGGTTGGCCCCCGCAACCGCATCCATTATCTGCTGATAGTTAGTCTCGTTCTCTTGGATCTTTGTAACCTCCCAGCCTATATGCTCAAAAGCTTTGCGTACATCATTCTCTGTCGAATATGGCACTCCATCAAAGTTACCAACATAGACTACTTTTTTATTAGACATTTAACACCTCAATCTTATTCTCTACACCAAAGTCATAGCGACGATGGCATTGACAACAAAGCCTCGCCCAGTCACTACGCTCTAGCTTATATTCTCTACTGATATTAGCCCACTCAAACTTCTTAGAGCTAGTTGTCCTACAGTTCTCACACTTAGATGGCGAACCGAACTTGCGTTTAACCCATCTATGCACTCCCCCATAGCTAGTCGGGTTATCCTGTGTCTGGTATTCGTTGAAACATTGTTTATCACAGAACCTGGCTTTTTGAGAGATAAGAGCACTATTTATTTTGCTACAGTTTGGGCAAGGCACATCAGCCCTGCCAAGACCTTTGTTCCATGGGGTATTACCTTTCGGTATTCTATAGGTTAGATTCTTAAGCTGGGATTTATTACCCATGCCCTTGCACGAATTCGAACAGAATTTACCGATAACCGATGGTCTCCTAGAATATTCCTTCTTACAATAATCACAGTTTCTAGTCACAAAGTATTCCCCCTTAACATAACCATAATTATACCAGTTATAGAAAGTATGTAAACAGAGTAGTTTTCCACAGGTAACAAAAAGAACCCTAGTAACTAGCTTTGCTTGCTAGATGGATGCCGATACGCCAGAGGGTTCTTTGTCCTTTCGCTAATTTCTTAGCTGTATTAGATTATAACATACTGACTAGATAAAAGTCAACACTTTATACCTCAAAGTCTAACTTAGTATTTATCTTTAGCCTACTATAATCGACATTGTTATTTATCGGTCTATAGGAGACAAGAATACCCAAAACAATAAGCGATAAATCTAACATATACTACCAGTTACCATGTGATTGCCAGTATGAATAGGCTCTAGCCCAGCTGCCATATCTACTTAATGCGTATGTGTTGGCATCAATTAGACCACCAACAGGATCGTTCCATTTATGTGACCACTTACCACAAGGGAGTTGTTGTCCTAAACCACAAGCACCAGAGCTTTTATTCACGGCGTTGGGATCCCAGCCAGACTCGTGGCTTATTATATAGTCTACATACGACCATTGGCTCTGTGGTATACCAGACGCCACCAGCCAATCCTGTTTACTGCCAACTATTCTTTCAGCGCTAGCATAGGCCGTATTTTTCTTTTGGGCATCTAGCTTAGCTTGTAGCTGTGCTTCTAGCTCTTTTCTTTTTTGTTCAGCTTCTAAGACCTTCTGTTCAGTTATTTTAAGCTGTTCACTGGTAGACCCTTTATCTTCTAACGCAGCGTCCCGCTCTTGTCTGGCCTTGTCCACCTCAAGGTTAAGATCTTTAACCTGAGATGTAACTGTCTTAATTTCTATTTCCTTGAGTCTTATCTTAGCTTGTGATCTCTCTACGGATGTAGCGATCCATAACCCAAATAAAACTACTGTTGCGATTGATATGACTCTTACCACTTTAGACGGCAGGGGGTCTATGTCTTTCTTACGTGCCATAGGCGTTTATTTATTATATAGCTTCTCTAATATGTAACCAACACTGTATAGACCTATCCCTAGAGCGATAACAGGGAGGGTTAGCCAAAATGCAATTAACAACATTTACTTTACCTCTGTTACAACCACGTTGTCGATACAAGTCCAAGGCGCTTTAATCCAAAAACCTTTCCTGGTCTGTACCTGGACTCTTATATTCTTGTTTGCCGCTGCTTTATTAATGAGCTCTTTATACGGTGAGCTTTGAGGTACACAGTATGAACTCTGGTTGGCTTCTGGATCTATATAACTATCTACACTAGCTCTAACCATGAACTTAGTCTTACCATCCACAAAACCGTTGTTTGAGGTGTTATAGACGATTCCCGATACATTCTCCTCAGACCATGTCCACTGGCTGAATATAGCCAACCCTACTAGAAAGCTCAATATTACTACGAGCAAGCCCATAAGGCCATAAAATACTTTCTCTCCTATTGTATACATATAATTCTCACTTTACTTACGTCTAAATTCTTTTTGTAGTTCAGAGACTGCTTTCACTGCGCATATAAGACCAACGATGTTTATAACAATACTATCTTCTTGTTGGATTAATATATACCCAGCAAATGCTACTGCGACTACTCCTACCATCCTTGAAAGGTCTGGTAGAGACCTTACGAACTCTGTTACTGTTGCAACTGTTAAGTTCCAAGCCTTTTTCATTTTACCTTTTTGTTTTTTATCTTTCTGCATTGATCGTCCTTTCGTTAAACTTTTTAATGCATTTTTGATTCTAGCAAACATAAGCGTCTATGTCAATACCTTTCTTTAATTACTTTTCCACAGGGTCTTTCTTCACCCTGTTTTCATTCCTCTTACCCATCTTAGAGGCTAGTTCTCTATTCATTGAGAATCCTTTTTGTACTTTAACTACGCCTCCTTTTCTGCCTTTATCCCTCATATATTCAAGGTAGGCTTGTTCTGAGCCATATCTCTCTATGAGAGTAGCCCTTCTCTTCTTTGATATTTCTTTATAATCTCTCATATTACCTAAGTCTCCTCCTGTAGCCCCTACTGATGATTGCTACTACTAGTGTACAGAACATTAGACCAGTCAGTAGACCGTATATAAATACTATATTATTATCATGGCTTGCCTGGTAGTAATCCTGATAGCCGTGATAAGTCATACATTGTGTCTCATCGTTTATCTTAAACTTAACCCTTGGGCCATCACATTGTGTGAAATCTATAAATGCCATATTAAAACATCCTTACTGTATTATTTTCTTCATCTATCTCTATCCGAGCTTCCCCACGAGTAGAGTTGCTGTATTCATCTGTTTTCTTTTTGTATTCCTCATACCTTCTGTCCTCGGCATCCTTAGAATACTTTATCCTACCATCTTCATGGAGCTTCCTCCTAGCTCTTGTGATCGATTCTGCGCTGATGGACGATTTGAGGTTTTGGAACAACCCTTTGTTCTCATCCCAACCATCTAGCTTCCATACAGCCCCCATTAGATACCAATCCTCATCCACGACTTTAGGGTCTGTGGCGTATGCCTCTAATATAAGATCTTCTACTTTACTCATTTTAATAACTCTCCGTTCTCATAGATGTTTCCGATTACCTCAACCCACTTTTTTCCGAACCACGATACAGGCAATCCGTCACCTTGAATATAGACTTTAAACTGGGCGTTATCAAAGAGGACCTTTCCTTTATGATAGGTCGCACCTTTTTCGTAAGCGACCTCAACAATATCCCCTTCGTATATCTCTTTGCCGTTCTTGTCTTTGAGGCCAGTACTTCTAGACCACTCCCAGATACTCATACTTGTGTCCAGTTGCCAGATAGGTTGGTTACAGACCCACTCCTCAGTCTCCCATCTCTTCTCTTCAGTATTCCACGCTTTAAACTTCTGCCTCATTACGACCAGCTCCTCCCTGTGCATATAGCACTTACTTGACTCACACTAATATCAAAATAAAGGGCTATCTCTTTGAGACTCTTGCCTCTACTTCTAAATTCTCTAATCCACATCACATCATCCAATACGAGCTTGGCTCTAGGGTTGTTAGCCCCCTTGGACATCCTCGACCTTACCTCCCTTTGGTGTTCGGTTACAACCCTACCATTCTCTCTCCAGCCGTGTAGCACGTTCTCTTGGTGTGTTAGCCAATTAAGGTTCTCCAGCCTATTGTCATCCCTTACGCCATTCTTATGGTTAACCTGATGTTTTGGACTAGGTTTCAAGAGAAATGCGTTAGCAACAAGCTTATGAACCGCCCTCGGATAATGTTTGCCCTCCTTGACCAGAGTGACGTGTGGATAGCCATCTCTGTCCTTCCACTGCTTTAAGTCGACACGTTTGCCAGTCGCCGTACCAACTACCCTCCCGTCAGAATAGACTTCGTAGCGTGTCCCAAAGCTACCTTTGTCCACATAAGCTACCTTCAAAGCTCTAAACTTTATATCTCTCATACTTGCATGCTCCCCCAGTCTGTTAGTTCCCCGACCTCTTCTATATCGAAGTTAGGTTCTCTCCAATCGGCTTGCTTTATTATCTTTAATACTTTATTAAACTTATCAGCTCCATGCTCTAGGAATGATGGCTCACAGTGATATACCTTTATCCTGTGTGGTGCTTCATTCTCAATGGCTACGAAGTATACGTTTGTAGGCTCTACTAAGAAGTCATAGACACAGGCTTGGAGGTCATAGTTATCGTACATTACTTGTCTAGTGAAGTTGTCGAAGGTCTTTGTGTTTATAAATTTCCAGTCAAACACTGCTGATGTTGTATCGCCTTTAACTATCACATCAATTATCCCTTTTATGTTATACCCCTCGACCTTCTTTTCTACAGTAACCTCTGGGGCTATGTCGCCCTTAAAGTATTCCTTAACTATAGGGTGATCTAATACTCTATCTACAATTACATTTAAGTGCTCCATTTTAGCCTGAGAAACTATCATAGTATCGTCAGGGGTGGCATCTCTCCAGTTCCTAGCTTCTTTAGTTCTAAAGCTGTCATAAGGGGATATAGCTACTTTGACAGGTTCTCCTCCAAGTCTCTCTGCTAGTAGTTCATGTAGCAATCTACCATCAGTCATCGCCTTAGAGTCTTTTTTAATAAGGCCTAGCTTCTCACCAACGGCGTAATCATACCCTTGGTTATACATCCTAGCCAAAAAGCTAGGGGACAGATTTAGCGGTTCTATTCTACTCATTCTTTGCCTCCAATGCCCTGACTATTTTATCCCTTGAGGCGTTGACAGCGTCTTCCTCTAACTCTGCTTGGTCATCATCCCTCGCCAAATTCCTTCCAAAGAAGTTACCAAATGACTTTACTGCGTTCTTGACCGCCTCTGTCTTAGCTTTGGGTACAGCTAACACCCCTGCGCTCGGCATTAGTTGGGTGAAATCCGTTGGCTTAGCGCCCTTAGCGGTTTGGAACTCTGCGAAACCTATGCCGTCTGCTGTCAACACCTTATTAGACTCTGGTATTTTAGCGGTCACCCTAACTGCCACATAGAAGCCATTGACGGCTGCTCCTTCTCTAATAATCTCAACTCCCCACTCCTGGAACAACCCATCTAACATCCTCTCGATAGCTGTTATGGGCAGGTAGTCGAATCCTCCATACTCATGATGCCTTATCACGCTCTTAGGAGGGTTCTGACTAAGGATAGCCCTGTAAGCCTTCTCTGTAAGTTTAGCTTTACTAATAGCCTTATCAATAGCCTTAACCTCTTTGTTGCTTAGTTCTTCCTCCATAAATTGTCCTTTCGTTTAACAATCTACCTCTTATTATATAGATGCTTAAGTTAAGAGTCAATAGGTGTGGATAACCTTAGCTGATCTGCTATCCTACCCATCTCTTGTCTTAAGGCAAACGCTGTTGATTCGCTTTGTTCTGCCCTCTTAGTTAGCTCTGCGGCTTCAGTTCTGGCTTCTAGCGCATCTCTTTCATATGCCATCACACTTACCTCTAGGCTTCTGTATTCGTCTTTAAGCGCCTCTGTCATAGCCTTCCTTCTTTTGGGATTCTAACGGGTCTAGTCGTATACTCCTATTATGTGCTATGTGGTGGCAAGTGTTGCACAGCCACAGAACATCTAACTTCTTAGCATAGTCTTCGTGGTGCCCCTCGATTCGCTTAGCTTTTATACCACACCTAACGCACTGATCGGGTCTAACTAATTTACCTGTCTTAAGAGCGTATCTTACAGCCGACCTAGCCCTACTGGCCTCAACAAGCTTCTTTACAGACTTTCTAGTAGCTTCATTCCGTCTCTGTCTTCCACGCTCAGTCTGCGAGTATTTCTTTACCCTAATGGAAACCGCTTCTGCGTTTTCTATACGATAAGTCCTAGAACACCCACTATCGCAAATCTTACAAATCAACTTATGACCGAACTTAGAAGTCTTATTCCGCACCAGTTCCTCAAACAGTTTGAACTCCTTGCATTTATTGCAGACTCTTCCGCCATCTCCGTCCTTCTTAGTCTCTTTTAATTCTTCTGACATAACTTATTTCTCGCCTCTCAGTCTTTTACCGATCTCTATATTCCTCTGGACTTTTCTGTGCAAAAGCTTGTACCATAACCAACGCCTTAGCCCAAACCAGTCACCCCAAGTCCACTGTTTAAGATACCAACG